ATCTACCACTTAGCATCATCAGATACTATGGCGAGCAGATTAAAGTAATTAACTTGTACGAAAACTTGTACCAAGTGGGTAACAATTGACAACTATTGCCTGCATTCATGGGCCTGACTGGGTAGTAATTGGAGCAGACTCACAGTCATCTGGTGATGATGGCTTCTCCATTATGATTCCAGATGGAAAGATATTTAAGAACGGCCCTATTGTATTTGCAGCAGCAGGGGCAGTGCGTGGTATTAATATCCTTGAGCATAACTTTACTGTCCCTGAGATGAAGACTAAAGATACTGACAAGTATGTTACCCGCCAGTTGATACCAGCCATGCGTAACACCTTTCTCAATGAGGGCTACGAGATGAACAAGGCTGAGGCAACAGTAGAGAATGATAATGTTTGGATTGTTATTATACGTGGACAGGTGTACCGTATTGAAGAAGACTATGCGTGGGAGCGTACAACAGATAACCTATATGTAGCAGGTAGCGGAGAACGCTTTGCACTCGGTGCCATGTCAGCGTTGGTTGGTAGCACCATGGTAGATGATGTGGCTAAGGCCAAGAAGATTATTACCAAGGCTATTCAGATAGCCAGCAAGTATGACTCATCTACGGGTGGCAAGATTTCTGTGATGGTAGTACAGGAGCCCAAGTGAGTAGAGACTTATCAGACTTTGACCTCGACTTTGCTTATGGCCATGAAGGTGAGCAGTTAGTACGAGAGATTCTTACAGGTGGATTAACAGTTGAAGTCAAGCGCGATAGGCGCTGGGTCCACACAGGCAACATATACATTGAGACTTCGTTCTACTCACGCTCTACCTACAACTGGATAGAGTCTGGGTTGATGAAGACGAAGGCAGACAGGTGGGCTTTCGTACTAGAAAACCTTGTCATCATTGCAACAACAGATGACTTGAAGAAAGCAATTGATATGTACGGCAGACCCATCAGCAATGAGAAGGAGCCAAACCCAAGTAAGGGATTCCTTATTACAGTTGATGACTTAATGAATGTGCAACGTGCCTAACTATCCAACATTTATGTGGGGTCCAAAGGATGGCACACCTGTGCCAGAAATGTTGTGGGCTTTAGATGAGATTGAACTGCAAGAAACAACTCGAACTGGTACCATCATACATCTCTATAGGATAAATTACGAAGATAAATCATACTACTATGCAGGTGCCGTCGGCACCAAGGAGGAACAATGAGTGACAGAGGATTTACAGAAGGCATGCGAATTGTTAGTGCAAATGGGTTTCTCAATAGTGCAGATGGACTCAGCATTAAACCAAATAACAGTAGCCCTACCTCTAGTTCGGACTTCGTAGCAAATGTCTGGGACATCATGGACTCAGCAGGTAACTTACTCATCAAGAAGCACAAAGACTACGGCCCAACCAACATCTCACGCTCACCAGGTGGACCACTCAACGGCCTACGTGTGCGCATGTGGGACAAGACGGCGCGTATCAACCACCTCATTGACAGTGGTGCAACGCCAGAGAACGAGTCGCTACGTGATTCGTTCATTGACCTACTCAACTACGCAGCAATTGCAATGATGGTTATAGATGGGACTTGGCCCGAATGAAATCCATAGTTATTTTGTCGGACCTTCAAAGTCCCTATCACGATGTGGGTGCAACCAACGCCATCAAGAAGTTCATCCGTGCATACCAACCAGATGTGGTGGCAACATGCGGAGATGAGATTGACTTCCCACAGATTAGTCGTTGGGAAGAGGGCGGTGAAGGTGAGTGGCAGCGAGACTTAGGGCGTCATCGTGACATCACTGTGAAGTTACTTGAGGATTTAACTGTTGAGCATATGGTGCGCAGTAATCATAGCGACAGACTTTACAATAAAATTAAAGCAAAGGTGCCAGGGTTCCTTGGGCTACCTGAGTTAGAGATTGAAAACTTCTTGAAGTTAGATGAACTTGGTATTGAATACCATCATGGTCCATACGAGATTGCACCCAACTGGTTGCTCATGCATGGAGACGAAGGCAATGTGCAACCTACTGCAGGTGCTACTGCCCTTGGTCTAGCCAAGCGTAGCGGTATGTCAGTAGCATGTGGACACACACATAGAGCAGGACTTACACACCATACACAAGGCTGGGCAGGTAAGACAAAGACTGTGTGGGGTATGGAACTGGGCAACCTCATGGACTATAAGCACGCTAAGTATATTAAGGCTGGTTTGTTTACATGGAACAAGGGCTTCGGTATCTTGCATGTTGATGGACAGAATGTAATGCCACAACTGGTACCAATTGTAGGTAATTCATTTACTGTTGATGGGCATGTATGGCGGTGGTAGACCCATGGCTTCAAGAGTCCCGTGAGATTGCGGTGACTGTTGCACGCAAAGTACATCGTAGATACCATACATATTTCGATGTGCAAGATGTGACACAGGAACTTATGGTCTGGGTACTCAAGCGTCAGGATAAGATTAAGGAATGGCTTGACCATCCTCTTGAGTCTGACGAGTACAAGATGGGTGTGCGTAAGTTGGGTAAGACTCTTACTCGCAACGCAGACAAGTATTGTCGCAGACTGAAGGCACAGAAGTTAGGCTATGAGGTACGCGATGAGCAGTACTACTCACCCATTTCATTGAGTGAGTTGCTCCCATTTGTATGGTCTGATGTAGTTGAGACACGAGATGCCAGCAAGCCAAAGGTATCAGGTGGTGGCAACCCAGCAGAAGGTGGCAACTATGTCATTCAGTTGTTCGACATTCGCAGGGCACTGAAGAAGTTAGACCCGCAAGATAAGTTAGTATTGCAGATGAAGTTCTTTGAGCAGTTGAACTATCAGGAGATAGCAGAAACATTTGGCGTATCTGATAGCACCGCACACCGCAAGGTAGATGGTGCATTGAGGCGCTTGAACAACCACCTCGGTGGGCAGACACCATTCCAAAGTGAGGTAGAGATGTGAGTAAGAACAGTCACCCATTGCACCATCCCGATTGCTACACTGAGGTAGTGCGCATTGAAGGCAAGACATACCATGAGTTGATTTGGAATTGCGTGGACGAATGTAAGGTGGGCAAATGATTTATCAGTACGAGTGCCCAGGTGATGGCACAACCATTGACATTGAGCGTAAGATTTCTGACCCAGAAGAATCGTACTACTGCTCAACATGTGGCGCTATGCTTAGCAGAGTATACAGTGCGCCTAGTGTAGTATTTAATGGCACTGGGTTCTATACAACTGACAACCCAAAGCAATAGGTTTGTGTAAGGGGAAGACACAAAGCAAAAGACCCACGGTTTTTACGCCGTGGGTCTTTGTGTTGCTCAACCGATGTGGAAGGGTCATCGGGAACAGTTGATGTTGTAGAACGGTTACAACACCAATCCTTGTGGGTCCTGCACTGTCGCAATTAAACCATATGACTGGCTGTCAATGGCACCAACATGCTTCTTGTAGTCCTTCAATAAATTATTCTTGGTGTTGTATGGGCCCACTGCTATTGCTACCTTTGCAGTTGGGTGTACAACTACTGCCATGTATGACTCGCGCTGTGCTATCAGTTCTTCAACCAACGCCCACACTTTCTTAGCCATATCTTCTGATGAGTCTGCCTCTGTATCTAGCAGTGCTGCTACTTTCTTTATCTCACTAGGCTTTGCTTTCACTGAGTGCCTTCATCCACTTGACACAGGCATCCACATTTTCTTTGAGTGTAAGGTGCCCGTATATCTCACGATTGTCTAGGTACTGAGGGATACCCAACTGACGCAGTGTGCGTGAGAATATGACATACTCATAGTCATCGGTACCATCTAGGTATCGCGCATTCTCAAAGACATCACGGCGTACCAGATAGGTACAGTGAACCACATCACACTGTATCAGTCCCTTAATCTCACGATTGAGTACTGTGTAGTACCTCACATCGTCTCGGTAATAGCCATTGACATTGGTCAGCAGGTGGTAGTTGCTGTATGGCTTGTGCTGTTCCTCATCTGGTGTCACTGCATAGCGCAGGAGCGGGGCTACAACGGGCAAATCCAGCCCTACAAGGGTGCGTAGCGTGTGTGGCAGCACGAAGTTGTCCACATCTACCACCCAATAAAACTGCGCCTCTGATTGCCACGCTACCTCAACACTGTGTTCACGGATAGCACCCAACGCCTTGAATCTGACAGGGTTCCACTCATGCACATCGAACTTGTGTACTGGCTCTTCAATATCTGAGTAGTCAGTGACAACGAATCGGTACCACTTGCCTTGCTCTCCTACCCATGCCTTGAGGATTGCCTCTGTCTCATCAGTGTTGTTGTTACTACGAATGTACAGAATCATTCTGTCCTTCGGATAATCCCACTGCTCTAAAGACTTGAGCCACTCAGGTAACATCTTTGCCTTCTGCTTAGCCAGTATGGCTACGAATACCAACGGATACTCTGTCATTACCAGCCACCTAAACAACTCTTAGAGTGTGTATGTAGGGCAAATGCCACAAGGTACTCACCCTTTGTTGGCGCGTAGAGTGCAGTGCTACATGCACCACACTTGCCATGCCATTCATCTGCAAAGAAATCGTATGTCATTAGTACCAGCCCTTCCTTAGTTCATGGTGCCACGCATAGCAGGGCTTACCTGAGTAGCGTGTCTCGATGTACTTCTTCTGCCACATCACCTGCGTGATGGGGTTGTGCTTCCAGTCTGTGCTAATCACATTGTACTTGGTAGGTGGTAGTGCTTGTGCGATTCCATATGCACCACCCTTGCGGTTGCGTGAGTGCCAGTTCCACTGTGACTCGTGAGTGTTCAACGCGTCGAGGCACTGCCACTCCCTGCCCGATGTACTCCAAATTTTTTTGGTAATTTTTTTAACCTCTGCCTTACTCCACTCGTCTGCTGTGTTCACTCTAGGCTCCATGATTCTTCCTGCTGGGAAGCAGAGAGTGAAGATGAGCGTGGCGATTGTGGCACCGACAGAAATTCGGCGATAGGTATAAACTCTTTGACTGGTTTGGGGATTGGTGGGCATACAAGACTCGCTTTCTTGCTAAGAACTGCTGCTCTTAGTTTGGAATAGTAGGAGAAAGATGTTGGCTGCCCTTGTGGCAAGCCGATTGCTTTATCTCTCTCGTGAGGGAATGTTCCGCCCCATATGCCATACGCCTCGCGCATATCTATCGCAAATTGCAGGCACTTTGATTGCATAGGACACCGCGCACATGTTGATAGTGCAACGATGGTTGAGTAGACAAGTTCTTGTCCTTGCTCTCCGTTGAAATGGCTACGCCCTGGTGTTGGGTCGGGGAAGAAAGACTCAGGGTCTAGGTCAAGGCAAGCGGGTTGGTCGTGCTCGCCTAGATTCATTCTCCTATATCGCCTGCTACTTGCTGACGGATTCTTTCTTCACTCTCTTGAATATCTTTGAGTGCTGTGTCGTATCCTGTCTGCCATGCCACTTGAATTGCCTCATGCAGCGCGTGAGTTGCGTTTACTGCTATCTTCTCTGTCATAGATAGGCTCATGCCGATTGCTCCTTCTGTAATAGTTTGATTGCGTCGAGTCTTGCCGTGCGTGGGAAAGAGCCGAACTGTATGCAGTACTTTCGATACAGTTCTGCATACTCGTCGGGGTGGTTGGCTTTGAGTTCGGTCAGTGCCTTACTCTGTGCCTTACTTTGTAGCGTCACTCGCTGCCTTCCCCTCTTTTATACTCGTGCCTAAGTCGGCTAGTTCTTGCGCTAATGAGATAAGGGTATCCCAGTCTACTTGCTCGTTATCTTCCATTGTCTTGCTCCGTTTCTGCTATTGGTTGCTTGGATAGTATTCCTGCTACTGCCATGAGGATAATCGGCAGCCCTGCTAAAGTCAAGATAATCACGGGCGACACCCGCAATTTTCTAATGGGGTGAGGCAGTCACCACAGAACATGGTACATAGGGTGCAGCCGTCGCCTTCACACTCTTTACAGATGGCTTCTAGGTTCACTCTCGGGTGGAATATGCACCGTCTCGTGTTGCGTTGCGGTTGGTTGTAGCACTCGGCTACTTCGCACGTCCTAGTCTTTACTGTACCGTCGCTCACTCTGTAAACTTCCCTTCTAGTTCTAGTTGGTACTCCATAGGCTCGCCTAGTGGTAGCCCACATTCTTGGTCTAGTTTCTGCAGAGCGAAACGTTTTGCCTCGTCCTCGTTGTCTGCATAAACTACTGTGGTGATATTAAACAAGTCATAGACCAGCGTTATGGTGTAATCGTTCACTCTGTGCCCTCGCTAATCTGTGCGATGTCGAAGAAATACTCCGCGATGGTGCTAGTTTCTGCCTCGTTGTATCGCTTTTTGGTTCTTGCTCCATCTTGTCGGGCTTCTTCCGCGCTCTTGTAGTACTTGCTCCAGCCGTCCACGGTCTTGAAGATTGTTATCTCATAGAGTCCTGGCTCGTCTGCCTGTGGCTGGTCTTCGGTGAAGTCTAGGTCTATCCCATAGAGGACAACGAGGCGCCCCTCTGTATCCTTTAGGGCGACTTGCCCCGTCTCGTCGCACTGATAGAGAAACGTTGCCTCTTGCACCTCGTAAGCGTCCAGATAGACGCCCTCAAGGTTGATGGCTGGCACCTTGTCCCCGTCGAGGGCTAAGTCTTTGCGGATTGATACCTTCATGCTGTTAATTCCTTCCTGTAAAAGTTGAGGGCGTTGGTAAAGTCATAATCGGAAAATCTTTTGTAGCCTCTCTCGATTTTGGTGCGACTGTTGCCGATGTAGATTTTAGGACTAGGACATGTGTCCCAGTCGTTAGTCATAAGTAAATCAAGCGGGACGCCGTTGCGGTGTAGTGCCTCAAGGAATCCAGCAGCGCGCCAGTGCTTGGCGTCTGTAACGTGGCGGGTGTAGGTGTCTTGTCTCATTAGTACTCCACCCGTCCCAACGTTTCAAGGACAGAAGCGTCACCGATGAAGTGCTCCCACTGTTTTGCTAGTCGTTCGACGGCTTCCCATGTGTTGAGAGTGTCGTCATCCCATCCGAACTCACCCGCAAAACCTCGCACGTTTTCGCATGACTCCCAGGTGTTCCAGTCTGAAGTGAGAGAGTGCACAACGTCGGCAATAGTTGTCTTCTTGACTGCCTTACCCGTAAAGTATGGCACCGCCATCGAATAGCCGTTATACGATACGACGGCGAGCCATGAATTGGCGCAGTTCTTCTGCCACTTGCTTGCTTCGTGTGGCGTCTTTGCTTTCTTTAGTTGTAACTTAATGCCGAACTCTTCGCACAGTTGCGGGAGAGTCTTCTCTTCTGTTGCTGTTGTCATTATGCGCCTACCTTCTCGAACTGTAGCGCCATCTTCTTAAGGCGCTTGAACTCTGACGGTGCTACGGTAATCTTCATACTTTCGCCGTCGTCATAGGCACGGATAGCGCCGTGTCCCTCGTAGCCTTCCTCTATCCATTCGAGAGGTTGCCCTGTTGAGCAGTTGGTACGAATCCAACCCCTGCGAGGGTTTCCGTTTGTGTCGTTAGTTGTTGCAATATAAATAAGCATTTACTGTACCCCTTCCAGAGTATCTAATCCTCTCTCGGTGAGAGGCTGAGAGGCTAGGGTATAACGCCCTAGCCACCCCGTCAAGCACCGATTATCTCGTGTTTAATTATGCGCCACTCCATTACTTCAAGGTAGGCGGTTAAGAAGTCCATATTCTGAAAGCCTTCAATCTGTGTGTACTCTGTGCCTGTATCGTGCCACGCTGGCGAGTAAGTTATCCGCGCCTTAAAGAATTGTAGGGTGCTCATGCGTTGCCTACATACTTAAATCCGCACATAGTCGCGTCCGCGTCTGCCGAATAATGGCAGTGTGTCTTTACTGTGTGGTGCGTGGCTAGGAATCCGACGCCTAGCGCGATGAGGGCTAGAATTAGCCCTGCGACTAGATTGCTGGCAACTTTGCTCACTTAGTTCACCACCAATTCGACGTCAATATCTCCCGCGCTTGAGGTGTCGGTATCGAACTTCCAACCTGCCCAACCTCCCGCGTCTGCTATCTTCTGCGCTTCTTCTTGCGATTCTGCTTCAATCTCAATCCATGCATAGGTGTTGAGTATCGCCTTAGCCTCGTATTTTGCCATGCTGTTCCCTTCTGTGCGGTCTTTCCGCGTGTCCCCTGTAGGTCGCGAGCCTGTGCCGACTTATCGGGCAGGGGACGATAGTGCCTAGAATAGGTTGCTTACCATATCCTTAAGAGTAGCATATTCTGTGAAGTCTTCCACCGTGTCGCGGAAGATAGCGCGGACTTCCTCCTCCTCGCGAATAGCCTCAATTACTAGCATTTCATCAACTAGCAGGTCTCCCGCTAGGCATGCGATTACATTCTGCGGTGAGGTGCGCATTATGCCACCTTCACTTTCTTAGGCAGGAATGACTTAGGCATTGACATAGGCTTAACCTCGATGTCGCCATTAGGCTTTATCTTGAATGAGCCGACGCGGTGGCACCCTGTCATCTCGCGATTAAACTTATGGACACTTCCGACGATAGCACCGTCTTCTCTCTCTCTTCCTATCTCGAAGAAGTAAGACGCGCCATCATTACCGACGTATCGGTTAGACATTCCTGTCTGCTCATAGCATGACTTCTGCCATAATTCGAGAGTATCTCCCGCTAGTGCTGTGCAACTATATCCCATTTTCTTAACCTTTCAATAGTGTGTTATTAAGTTATGATGAGAAAGATACCCTATGAATAAGCGTGTGTCAATAGTAAACGAGGGTAATTAGGTAACAGTTTCATAACGATTAGCAGGGGATTACATGTGCGTTTCCTGAGAATCATAAGGTGAAAGGGAATCGGACATAAGGGACGGAAGCCCTAATCTGCGCTAATGGGACGGAATGGACACGAGAGGACAGTCCCCCGCCCCGCCTCTCGTAACCCACACAATACGGACATATCCCACTAATACGGGATAATACGGGGCAATTCGGACATATAAGACACTAGGTCGGGCGCATATCGTGGCGCTTATATCGGGTTCTCCCGTAGGGAGAGTCGTTGCTCCGTAGCCGTGGAAAGATAATTCTACGGGGCGCAGGGGTGGGTTCTTTACGAGCGGAGAGTCCTAGCGACTACAGCACAACCCCAGGGTTTTTAGTTTCGGCGCCCACCTATCGTTACTATCCACCACAATATTTTTTCTAAATATAGGCTCTGACCTGCGGTTATATATAATGTGACTAACATCACACACATAAAAGCGGGATGAAAGGTATTTATCCCGCCTTAATATATATAGGGGATAAAATAAAACAGCCCTCTCTAAGTTCGGCTCTCGGCAGCCGAGCCTCACAGCGAGGTTGCAATTGAGCCGAACGATTTGGGGTCGGAAGACTCCTAGGGGTCGTCTTCCTCCAGATGAATTGGGCGCCATCAGCGCCCCCCTAACATAACCCAAGCGGTGCCCATAGGCACACGCTTCGCGGTAGGAGAAATAGGTTTATGACTAAACCCAAAAGCAATACCTATAAACTTGCCCCAGGTGCATCTATTCCAGCCCCAGATGCAAAGAAGAAACTTATCGCGCTCATCGAAGACGGACTTACCGTCGAAGATGCTTGTCGCGCCGTAGGCAAGTCAGTTAAGTCTTACGAGTACTACCGCGCTTCAGACCCACAGTTCAAAGAAGCCATTGACCTCGCCAGAGTAATTCAGAAGCGTAAAGGTGTCGTCTCAGACGATGACCAAAACATTACCTTTGAAGAGTTCCGCTCTAAGTACATGATGAGCCAGACCTTCCCACACCAGCGCAATATCATCTCCTTGTTGGAAGATGGTGAGCCAGCATGGCTCCATCCCAACATGATTTATGAACCTGGCTTTAAGAATTACGTGCTCTGCAATATGCCACCAGAACACGCGAAATCTATGACTGTCTCGATAGACTATGTAACGTATCGTATTGTGACCGACCCGAACGTCCGTATCAAGTTGGTTTCTAAGACCCAGCAGATGGCCAAGGAGTTTCTCTATGCTGTCAAGCAAAGACTCACCTCGCCTCAATGGATTGAACTTCAAAGACGTTATGCTCCTGTGGAAGGCTTCAAGGCTACTGCTGAAAAGTGGACCCAGGATGCAATCTACATCGAACGTGATTCTGGCGAAAAGGACCCTACCCTACAAGCGTTGGGTATCGGCGGTCAGATTTACGGTGCACGTGCTGACCTCATCATCCTCGATGACTGTGTGACCCTCTCGAACTCTAACGAGTATGAAAAGCAGATTCGTTGGATTCAGCAGGAAGTCCTGACTCGTGTGGGACCTACTGGCAAGATTCTTGTCGTAGGTACTCGCGTAGACCCAGTTGACATGTACCGAGAGATGCGTAACCCAGACCGTTACCCTGAAGGCAAGTCTCCTTGGACTTACCTTGCAATGCCAGCAGTATTAGAATTTGATGAAGACCCTGAGAAGTGGCAAACACTCTGGCCTAAGTCTGATAGACCATGGGCAGGTGGAGAAGACCTTGCTGATGCAGATGGACTCTATCCTCGCTGGGATGGACTCAACCTCAAAAAGCGTCGCGGTGTCTTAGACCCAAAGACCTGGGCAATGGTTTATCAGCAGCAAGACGTTGAGTCTACTGCAATCTTTGCACCTGAATGTGTACGCGGTTCTGTATCAGGTATGAGACCTATTGGGCCAATCATCCCAGGTGCTCCAGGGCAGCCAGAGCGTATGAACGACCAGTACATTGTCGCGTCTATGGACCCTGCCATGTCTGGAGATACATTCTCTGTCATCATCGCAGGTGATAGGACAACCCAGAAGCGTTACCTGCTAGAGGCCTCGCGCATGCCAGCGCCTACACCGCAGATGATTCGTGACCTTATCTTTTCTTGGACTGAAAAGTACAACCCAAAGGTTTGGGTAATTGAGAAGAACGCGTTCCAGTTGTTCTTGACTCAGGACGAGCAGATAAATAAATTCTTAGCATCTCGCGGTATCCGCTTGGTGCAACACTACACGGGTGCAAACAAGATGGATGCCGAATTCGGTGTCGCTTCAATGGCCCCACTATTCGGCACGACGGACAACCAAGGCAAACATATTAAAGGTTCAAACCTTCTGGAGTTTCCTCGTGCCGATAACGAACACATCAAGGCTCTTATCGAGCAGTTGATTACCTGGTCTGCTGGCACTAAAGCCAAGCAAGACGGACCAATGGCTCTCTGGTTTGCAGAGACTCAGATGCGTGACTACATCAATCAGATGGGCGCATATGGCGGTTCTTTCGTAAAGAACCCATTCGCAACAAAGGGACAACTTGCTAGTCGCAAGGTTGTTAACTTAGAAGAATACGCCAAGATGCAAGAGCAGATGGCTTCAAACGGAGGAACCTGGTATGGCAATGGATATAGATGACCTAGGGGTTAAGGTTCGCAAACTACGCGAACACTACCACCTTCGTGATGCTCGCTGGGCTGACCTGCTTTCAATCCGTCAAGGAAACATTCAGCAGGTATTCCCTGAACTCTTCTCATCAGACTTTCCTAAGCCAATGGTGGCTAACTTTATTGACATCGCAGCACGCGACGTAGCAGAAGTTATTGCACCACTGCCAGCATTTAACTGCGATACAACAGATGCAATCTCAGACCGTGCA